AAGCAGGTACAGAAATAGAAGGAATCTTCACTAGCGTCACTCAGACAAGTGCTGGATCAGTTATTGCCTACAGTGTCTGAATTTCCTTTGCCTTCAGATAGATACGATTATATTTAATTTTTTCTTATCCTAAATGCGAAGCCCATGTAGAGGTTTATCACAAGGCAGTGAAAAACCCCTAGTGTCCTCTATGAAACTAGGGGCTTCTCTGATACATCAAGTCCCACCTCGATGGTTAATAACTTACTTGTGTGAGTAGTAAATTACAAAAATACTTTAGCTACTTCCATGAATATTTCAAATGAAAAAACTTTTCTTCAACAGCGAGCGAGGGAAACGCTTTACCCTCTGGGTACTTGAATCAGCAACAGAA